CCACAATATCGTTGCCGGACTCGATCAGCTTGTCGCCGGCCGTATTCGTGGCGCTCGCCGTCCAGGTCGTCAGTGTTTCCTGATCGGCCCATGCGGTCAGGAGCGGGTCTTGCGCTGAACCGTCATGCGCGCCGAGCGCTACGATGTGGCGTGTGTCCTGAGAGACATAGAGACCGTTGACGACGGATGGCGAGTTCGAGATCGCAGCCGCCCGCGTTCCGGTTCCGGCGGATGCATCCCAATGATACATTGCCCCACCCCAATAGGTGGCAACCAGATCCTCGCCCCAATTGTCGAGTGTCCAAATGCGGAAGGCAAGCGTTCCGGCCAGCGTTGGCACCGAGCCGCCCCACGGGCCTTCATCCCAGGTTCCCTCGCCCCATGCCAGCGTCTCGACCGTCTCCGTGCTTTCATCGAGGCCGATGGTGATTTCATACTCGTAATCGACCGTACCGCCGCCGCCGCTGACTGTGGATGTTGCAGCGGATGTATGCTCGATCGTATAACTGTTGGCGCCCGGAACGGTCGTGACGACATAAGCCCCGTCTATGGTAATGCCGCCGACAGCCGTTGCATTGTCGAAGATGACCGTATCGCCAACCGCCGCGCCATGCCCGGTATCGTTTACGGTGACAGTCTCATCCGTGTCGACCGTATCGAACGGATCGGTGAGCTGGCCGCTGTCCCGGATCGGCGTGATGTCATAGAGGGTATCGTTATCGTCATAGAGCCAGAGCTTGCGCCGCGTGCCGAAGGCGAAATAGGCTGTGCCGTCCAGCGTGCGCCAGACATGCGCGCCGCGCGCCGGGTCTTCGAGATCGGCGCTGGATTCCGATAGTTCGACATAGCCGCCGATCTTCTCCGGAAAGCGCTTGAAAAAGCGGACATTGTTGCCATCGACATACCGCCCACGCGATGCATAGGCACTGTCTTCCTTGATGATGCCCGGAGGTATGTCAAGCGGTGTCAGGCTCATTTTATCTGGTGCTTGCTTTCATGGGGAAAGGTTTGTAAGGTTGTTCACGCGCGTAATGGGGGACATCATGAAACATGAATGGAGTTTAAAAGACAACGAGCTAGTAATCCATCCGCCTCGCTATCGGCTTTTTGTGGCATCGATAGTATTAAATATTGTTTTTTGTGTCGTTTTTTTAGCCTTACTTATCAAGTAGCCCGTCAAGCAAAGCGTTGGTCAGTGAAGATCGGGCCAGACGTGTTTCAGAGCCAGCGGCGTTTCAGCGCGCCGGACACGCTCTCTCCACCGCGCCCATTGCAGATCAAGCCGCTTGACTTCTGCAAATCGCTTCAAATGATTCATCTGAATACGCTTGGCCTTTTTCATGTCGATGACAATCGGGCCGCCATTGTGGGACCGTTGCCAGGCGTACCGAAACCATCTATCCGGCAAGTCCGATGGCTTCACGCGCTCATGCGCCGTTCCGTTGGCGCAATCCCGGTCTCGCAGAACTTCAAACGCTTCGGCCTCGGTAAGACCGCCAAACGCGGCCGCCTTCACATACCGCCGCACCGCGAATTCAGGTAGACCCGCTGCAATCTGCCGTTCGATCTGTTCATCCATGAAGCCCTGTGACTGGTCACAAAACCCGCCGTTCTGCATTGCGGCGAGCACTTCTTTCGATAGATGGCAGATCGTCACGGTGCCGCCTGGATCGGTGTAGATAATCACATCGTTCATAAATCACCAAAGAAGGCGATACTTGCATCAGTGCTATCCTCGGCCGTGAATACCGCATCATTGAAAATGAAGGCCGCCATCACCAACTGTGTTGTTGATTTCGTGGCGGCTGACGTTCTGATGAAGACAGCCCCTCGGCTAGCGGTTTCCGGATGTCCCCCTGTCACATATCCATATTCCGCATCAGAAAATGCTGTCGCAAGCGTTATAGTCGTAGTGCCGGTTCCGCCGTCCGCAACCGAAGTGATGCCGTGGCTCCGGTTTAATGCCTGCGACCCGGACAGATCGATATTTGCCCATGCCTTCACATGCCCCGGATGGAAATGCTGCCTGCCTGGTGTGACGGCCAAAACAACGCTGGTTCCGGTCTCCATCTCGGACTGGACAGCAAGTTCAATTAGACCCGCGACCGTATCGGATGCGCTGGGGACGGTATCTTCGCCAACAAGAACGCAGTCTGTCCCATCGCATTTGACTTGCCAAACTTCGCCTTGTGTGACAACCGCGCCGGTCCCGCCGGACACTTCGACCGTGACGGTAAAGCTGCCGCTCGTGCTGTTGTCTACGACATAGAGCTTGGAGACTGCAGGGATGCGGATCGTGGCGTTGGACGCAAGCGTGCCGGTTACTTCGAGAATAGCGGCGCGGGCTTCATCGGATGTAAAATTGTTTGATGTCAGAGTGGTCGTGCCGCCGGTCGTGGCGACAGCCGTAGATCCGGCTATCGCCTCATCAACGCGGTCGAGGACCGCCGTCATCTTCGGACCCCAGGTTCCGTCATTCTCCCCATCCGCCATTTTCTCAAGGCGAAGGCGTGTTGTTGCGGTTGATGCCATGTGTGATTGGTCCTATAGGAGGCGGAGCGTGGCGGGAAGGCTGGTCGGGAATGACACGGTGAAGGTGCCGTTCGATACGGCGCGCAGCGACCCGAACGACAGCACGGCGACGGCGCGGTTCGACTTCGAGGAATTGTAGATCAGCGCTCCGTCAGCGGAGAATGTCGCGGATGTCCACGCCTCGGAGTCGAAGCGAACCTCGACCTGATTGCTGGAGTTCAACTGCGGATAGTCTGTGGTGATGGCGAGAGCCTGCCCGCCGGCGGTATAGCCGGTCCCGGTGATTTCGCCGGTCGTCGTGTAGGCTGTCGTGTCTGCGTCAAGTGATGCGGTCGCGCTGTTGTAAAGCGCCATCTTGAACGTATCGCTGTCGAAATCGTGAATCGCCTGCCAGCTTTCCAGCTTGAAGGATGCGCAGATCGTTTGTGTTATCGCCATCGGTTACGCCGTCCTCATCGTCTGCGGCAGCGAATATTCGCGATGAATGAGATCGGCGAAGCGATCGAGATCGACGACAAGCCGCTGCGCATAGGCGTCGTTGGCGTCCTTGACCTTGGCCTCGTCCTTGAGGAACTGTTCGGACTCGACCACGGCGGCATGGAACAGGAGTTCCGGCACGTTGGTTGAAATCCAGTTCGACGTGTTGGCGTCCGAAAGTGCGGCCACTCTGGTCAACTGGCGCAGTTCATAGGATTGTGAACTGGCGTTCGCCGGGGCGAGGTAGAGCGTCGTTGCGCTGTCGTCATTGTAGAATTTCGGCGTAGCTGACCCGCCATATGCCTTGCAATAGGCCAGCGTGCGTTTTTCCGCAAATATCCCGGCGCTCGGGAAATACAGATAGATGACCTTCATGCAGCCTGACGGACGGGCCAGCGAGGTTGCCGCCGCGCCGACTGTCGAGCTTGTCGTCTCGTGCCAGATCTCCAGGTTGAGATCCATCTGCACGCGGTCTTGCGCGCGGGCGATGATGTTGGCCTGCTGCGCGGTGTATTCCGCTGTCGAATCTTCCAGATAGTTCTGGAGTTCGGTCTTCAGCGATGAGAAGGTAGACGAATAGGCCATCTATTGGCTCCACGGGCCTGTGCTGTAGCCGTCCACGCCGTAGCCGAGACCGGCATCGTCGGAGACGGTGATGGTGACGCCGGTCACTGCGGTCGATGCGGTTGGATTGGTCAGCGCGCTGCCATCGCTCGGATCGCCCTGTTCGCCCTGCCGGACGGTCGTTCCGATCGAGGCGTAAGGCGGCGCGGGGCGGCGGATGGGCAGGTCTGGGCCAAGGGGTTTGAGGATCTTCTGCGGGTGCTCGTCATCGGCATCGCGCGGCGCGACCAGCAGTCCCGGCAACTCGCCGTCTTCGACGAGGCGGCGCAGGCGGACGCGGCGCGATGTCCTCATGCAATAACCGAATGCTGATTGCTTGCGCATCAGGTGACGGTGATCGTGACGCTGGTAACGGAGGCGATGACCGCCGGATTAAGGATGGCCTGCCCGGTCATGGGATCGCCGTTATTGCCGATCTTGACCGTTGCGTGCTCGGCATCGAGCGGCGGCGACGGCCGGGTCGGCGGCAGGTCTGGCGGGATCTGCATCAGGCGGCGCTGCGGATGCGGCTTGTCAGCATCGTTGCGGTCAACGAGGAGGCCGGGGATTTCGCCGTCTTCGACGAGATCCGACAACTTCACTTTGCGCTCTGTGCGCTGGCAGACGCCCCAAGCTTTGCGGATGTAGAACGCCATCAGATGCGCCTCCGCCTGCGGGTCCAGCGAGCCGAGATCATGGTATCACCGTGGTTCGGCCCAGCGGTCGCCGCTCTGTCCTTCGCAATCTCATAGATGCCGGACAGCATGGCAGTGCGATCCGGCGCGAACTTGATAGACAGATCCGCCGCGAGACCGCATGCTACGGCATGGTGATATTCTGGCGCGATGTCGATGTCATCGGACAGCCCGGAGGCATCCTGAATGCGGCGCACCCTGTAATAGACCAGCGTGCTTGTAGCGCTCACAGTCGGCCACAGCACCAGCAAAGGCCGGTCCTGGTAGTTCAGGCTTGCCGTCTGCCCTCCCGGCGCCCACGTCGCTGCTGCCGTGTCTGAGATGTAACTCAGTTCCGCCGGGATCTCGCGGGTGACGAAATACAAAGACGGCCGGCTCGCCGTGCTGTTGGTCAGCAGCAGTTCATGGTCATAGCGATCCGTGCGCTGCAAGGGCTGGCGGATCGTCGAGCCCTCGACATAGACGGCGTCGAGGACATCGATGGTTCCGGCAGGCAACTGGAACGCCTGATCATCCGCAACGAGCGCTTGTGTTTCACGTGCAATGGCATAAGCTCTTGCACGATATCCGCAATCGTTCTCGATATCGCGGAAGACGAAGCCCATCGAGCGGCGGGCGCTTTTGAGATGCCGGTGGGAGAGGTTTGCCGGGTCCACGCCACAGCGCTCGAAAGCGTCGTCGACGAACCCGGCAAAATCAGGCGTCTCTGCGGTGTAAGTCCCAGAGGTTGTCATCTATCGAATTTCTTGACCATTTCCAGCTTGATCGTATAGCTGGATTCGAGTTCGAAGCCCTGCGTGGAAAGCAGGATATCTCCGGTCCGGCTTTCATCGGCGCTGTTCTGCAGGCCGCCTTGAAAGCGGTAACAGGTCTCGTTCTGGCCGGATAGCTGAGCAAAGACGACGGGAGTGTCTGCCGCCCATGAGAGCGTGACAACCCCGCCGTTGACATCGTGGGTAAGCTTCAGAATTTTCACGCGGTCGCAGGGCGGCGTCATTTCCGAGACATCGACCTTGACGACAGCGGCCTCCTGACCGCTGCCATCGGAGATGCCGGTGAACTGCATGATGACATTGCGCACGCCGTCATGCAGTGTTTGCGAGGTTGTGGTGATCGCCATCCGGTTTAAGCGCTAACGTTGAAGTTGGATGGCAATTCCACGGCGTCAGGAAAATCCGTATCGAACGACCCCGGTTTGTCTGTGAGAGCAGGAGTGTTAATTGAAATCTTCCTGCCTCCCATGATGGCGGATGCCTTGAACGTTGTGGGCGAATCGTCCCAATAGAACACGACATCAACTCCGGAGATCGCTTTTACGGCAGTGACAAAATCCGCATAGCTATTGATAGAGATTTGCATCTGGAAAATCCTCCGTTAAGCGTCGATTTCTGCCCACGTCATGGCGAAATTCCAGACGGAGAGCGTGGCGATATTTCCGGCAACGCAAATGATTGCGCCCGGCGCAAGAACCAAGCTGCCGTCGAAGTCCGTTTCCAACGTCCATGGCGTGGTCGTCGCATCGGCGGCAGTGGTAACGAGCTGCGACATGCCGAGCGTGCGCAAGAACAATGGAGCAGCAGTGAATGTGACCGTTGCTGGTGCGAATTTGGCAATAGAGGAGTTGCCACCGCCGCCAAGAAGGGCATTGACCGGAGCTGCGAACGTACCCGCCGCGATTGGCGCTGCAGTAGCCACATTCGCGCCGGCCGCAGCGTTATAAGCAAGCGCCAGATTTCCGGCTGCGCCAGTTGTGCTGACGTACCCGGCTTGCAACTTGATCGGAACAATGTTTTTTCCGGAGCCGAACGGGTTCCAAAGAGCAAACGTCTGCGCCGTATTGCTAAAAATCGGCGGCACGACACCGGCAACCGCCGTCGACCCAAGGAAGACACGACCAAGGTTGACATCTTCGTAGTATTTCAAGCGAGATGAAAGAGCCATCTGGCCCTCCTGTAATTAGAATGATTGGGATATTAGGTGCCAGCAACCGCTATGCCGCGCCCACCTGTCGCCGCCGCCGCCGCATTATTCGTGAATGCAGTATCGCCAGCGTCATATTCCGTGATGCCTGCCGACATGCAATCTTTCAGGAGAACGTTGCCGCCAGGAGACGCATTGATGCTCATTCCCTGGGTCAATGTGGTTCCCATAGCGTTGAAGACGCAGCGGTCGAACAGCACGAACCGATCGATGCCGGATGCGCCGATCGTCACAAATAGCGGTGTCGCTGCGTCCGTATGAGCCGGGAAGATGCAATTATCAAAGATATTGCGCGTTGATCCCCCGGAAATTTCCAGCGAAGTATTCGCCGCGCCGCGCGTAACGGTGTCGAGGCCGATTACGCAATCCTTGAAATAGTGCTCGCCAAGCCCGGACCCGTTGATGCGCAGAGAGCGCCCGCCGACATGATCTGCCGCAGTCTGATCGCCCATGCCGCCGAAATGGACGTTGTAGTAAGCATTGCGCTCGCCGCCATCATTCCAGCAGATTTGTGCACTGTCGTCATCATAGCCGTGGAACGTATGCATGTTGGCGAACACGCAGCCGTCACCCGTGACGTTAACCAACGGGGTGAACTCGGTGCCGTCAGAGCGGATCGAGACGCGCTGAGAAACGCGGTTGTAAGCGAGGCCGACAATATGGCACTGGTCCTTCGACCACGCCAGCGTCGCGCCTTCGCGGACACCGATGGAGGAGCCGGAGCCCGATGCTATATTTGCGTTCGTGCCCGTGACAGAACCGATGACGATCGCAACGTCATTGCGGTTCGATGTCATGAGCGAATGCGCTTTCGAGAGCGTCGCCAGGGCACGGCTCGGCTTGTCGCCACGCTGGCCGTCCGAACCATTGAGCTGATCGACAAAGAACACTTTCGAGTTCTTGCCGAAGGGAATTCCTGGAAGCAGGGGAACGCCGCCGAGGGCGAACACCATATCCTGATGTGTCGTCATTTTCAGTCTCCGAAGAACGGCATGGCAGCCGGAGCAGCCAGGGCTGACGGATAAGTCCCCACCATGCGCTGATGAATGGATGGAAAGAAAAGGGAGCCCGGAGGCTCCCCTTACGCACGGGATGTTACGCTGACTTACGCTTGCCCGCGCCACATCTGCATATAGTGGGCACGGCAGTAACCTTTCGCCTGATGCGCTCGCTCGCAGCCTTCAACGCTGCAAACCTTCTTTGGCTGCGCCGCATTCTTGGCGTAGCATCCGAAACGCCGATGCCATTTCATGCGGCATGAGCCGGAGCAGTACATCGTCTGGATCGGCAGGTGATCCGCCAGATCGCAACCGCACATCTGACACTTGCGATCCTTGCGATCTTCGTATGTCTTTGATTCTGTGAACCACCGCGCATGACGGTGGCAGTAGCCCTTGGCCTCATGCTCGTTCTTGCATCCGGGATAGGAACAAAGGCGAGCGTCCTGTGGAACAGGTTTTGGCTTCGGCGTCGCTTTTGCGATAGGCCCCTCAACCTTGTGGGGGTCATCCGCCCAAGCCTTGCCGGTCGCGACATGTCTTGCGCTTTCGTAGGGGACACCCAGGTGTCTGGCAACTTCCCCAACAGGAAGTCCTGCACCGCACAGCATCTTAATGTCCTCTGCAATCTGCGCAGACAGCACATTGTTTCGGCTATTGCGGGCTTGCTGAGACGGCGTCTCCCACCGGCAATTCTCCGGTGAATATGGGCCGTCATTATTCATGCGACCCACGCTATAGTCCGAGGATGGGCGCGGCCCCATATC